CCAATGTCAAACAATTCCTAGAGGAAAACCCAGATGTTATGCCGAAAGGTCTTAACATTGATGTTGAGCATGTAATCTCAGTTAGGAAGAAATAATGGCAGAACAAGCAGAACCGTTTGTGCAAATAGAGGAGTTGGCAAAGCATTTTGCAGTGTCGATTTCTACGATCCGAGCGTGGGTTCGGCAGGGGCACATCCCTAAAACCACGTACATTAAGATCGGTAATACCTACCGATTTAACAAAACCGCAGCAACTGAAGAACTTGTAAAAAGTGCGCAGGATGTGGATGAAACCCCGCGTGATTTTATCGGGCCGTTGCAAGAAGAGCAGCAGTTTGATTTTGACGCAGACCAAGACGTATAACGCCAGATAGGAGAACAAAATGGCAGAGACTTATATTATTGAAAACGTGGAAGCACTATGGCCCAAACTTAATCAGACGTATGCGTTTGATAAAAAAGCCAACAAACACATGCCTTGTGGCCCACGAGATACTAACGCCGCATTTTCTGTAGACTTTCGTGCAGATAGCGCGACTGCGAAAGCATTGTTTGCACAAATGAGTGCCACGTATAATGCCAACAAAGAGAAATCTTGGCCCCAAGAGCTAACGCTAGAGGCGTCACCGTTGGTTAAAGACGATGATGGTACGTTTAAAGGTACGTCTAATATAAAAGGTGCTTACAGCGGTAGGATTACAGAAAAGCCTGTGGAGCTAGACAGTCAAGGTAATACGTTACCAGAAGACTTTGAGTTAACCACAGGTAGCACGGTAAATATTGCGGTGACCTTTGTCCCTTATCACATGACAAAAGACAACTGGGGTGTGAGCCTGCGATTGCAAGCTGTGCAAGTAATCAAGTATGTTACTAGACCTGTGCGTAATCCGTTTGGTAACGTAGCAGGTGGTTATGTTGTTGAAGTTGATGAAGCTGAAGAGACTGCTAAAAAGATATTTAAGTCAAACAACGTGTTAGCAGTCGCGGAAGAAGCAGTCGTAATTGATATGTTTGACGAGGAGCCAGTGAAAAAAACTGCAAAGAAAGCAGAGACTGCCTCATCAGAAGACAAACTCGACTTGACCAATATAGTTAAAGGTTGGGACGACTAAACGATCCTATGCCACGGCTATTAAGTTAGCCGTGGTTAACCTTACAATGGCGAGTGGTGGCTATGAAAACGAAACAATTTTTAGATTTAGTGTTGGGGGATGACGGTCATTACTGCGTCTTCGCGGCACGGGATGGCACTGTCAAACAGAAGTTCTACACTTCTGTAGATGATGTTATAGATGCGGCTAGAGACTTTGACAGCAATGGGTATGACGCTTACTTTGCACTGGCTACGTTAGAAGAAACAGGTTCGCGCAAAGCAGATAACGTCAGGTCGTTGAAGGCGTTCTTCTTAGACTTAGACTGTGGTCCTACTAAAGAGTTTGCTGACCAAGCCACTGCTATTACCGAGCTTCGTGGCTTTTGTACACGACACAAATTACCTAAACCAACTCTTATCAACTCAGGGCGTGGCGTTCATGTGTACTGGATTTTATCCGAGGCTGTGCCTCGTGACGAGTGGTGGCAAGTAGCGGAACGCCTCAAGCAATTATGTGAAGCTGACGGGTTCAAGGCTGATCCTGCGGTTACTTCCGATGTGGCGCGTGTGTTACGTGTACCGTCTACGCACAACCATAAGAGTGACCCCCCTAGCTATGTTACGTTCTTTGGTGTGGAAGCCCCTAGTACCATAGACTTTGACGATTTTGCTGAGTTGATTGGTGGCGACCCGATACCAGTACCTACCAAATACACGTCGAATGCCGTTAGCGCATTTCAAAACGCGTTGAACGAAAACCAAAAAGGCAGCTTCAAGCGTCTGTTGATTAAGACTGCCAAGGGCACTGGGTGTGCGCAGATAGAGCATATCATACAGAACCAAAAGACAGTGCCGCACGATCTATGGCGGTCAGGTTTGTCTATTGCAAACGTGTGTAAGGACGGGGACAGGGCCGCAGAGCTTATGTCTAGCCAGCACGACGACTACAGTTTAGAGGCCACACTTCGTAAGATGGAAGACACAGGTGGGCCACACTTTTGCGCAACCTTTGAAGTACACAACGACTTATGTGCAGAGTGCCCCAACAAGGGCAAGATAACTACACCTGCTATGCTAACCAAAGAGATAGCGGAAGCGGCACCAGAAGATAACATAGTAGTAGAAGACGTAGATGGTATGACTACAACCATCGCTATACCCACGTTCCCTAAACCATACTTTCGTGGGCAGAACGGCGGCGTATACCTACGTGGGGAGAATGCAGACGGTGACCCCGAAGAGATTTGTATATACCACCACGACTTTTATGTCACTCGCAGGTTACATGATGTAGAGCTTGGAGAAGTCATAGCCTTCGCATTACACCTGCCGCGAGATGGGATACGAGATTTTGTTGTGCCACTAGCTGCGGTTACTTCAAGGGAAGAGTTCCGTAAAAATATGTCTGTGCATGGCGTAGTCACTCTAGGGAAGGATATAGATAAACTAATGACCTATACAGCAGCATGGATTAGAGAACTACAGCAGACCACCACAGCTAGTGAAGCGCATCAACAGTTTGGTTGGGTTGACGACAAGGAGATGCAAGAGTTTGTATTAGGTGACCAACTGATTACTGCCAACGGAATAGAATACAATCCACCGTCAGGCAAAACGTCAGGGCACATACACAAGTTTAAGCCTAAAGGCACCAAAGAACGTAACAAAGAGATAATAGATTTCTACGACCAAGACGGTATGGAGCTACAACAACTCACCGTATGTGCAGGGTTTGGCACGGTACTTATGCCGCTAACAGGTTTATTTAGTCTAGGTATACATTTATTTGGCGAGACAGGTGGCGGTAAAACAACCGCTATGTTTACAGGTACTTCCATATGGGGCGATCCAAGTGGTCTAACAGGTACTAAAGGAGATACGCCTAACTCAAGAATGAACTCTGCGGAAGTTATGCACAACCTGCTATTAAATACAGACGAGATGACAAACATTCTTGGTAGGCACGCATCGGATTACGCATATCAGTTGTCTGAAGGTAAGCAGAAAAACAGGATGGCGGGTGGAGGAAACTACGAACGTGCTAGGGGTAAACCTTGGCGGCTCATAGCTGTATCCTCTGGTAACGTCAGTATGTATGCACAGATGGCTATGGCAAAGGGCAACACTAAAGCTGAGATGCAACGCCTGTTAGAACTACGTGTGGACGAGATGGACATGGCAAAGGTCGATCCACTCACAGGGGCCAAACTGTTTACAGATATACAAGACAACTACGGTCATTTCGGGCCAGAGTTTGTGCAATATGTTATAGCAAACAAAGACGCGATAACCGCAGATTACGAGAGTATAAAAGTAAAGTTAGATATAGCGGCAGGGTTAGACCAGAGGAACCGTTTTTGGTCTGGGGGCTGTTCTGCTATACTGGCAGGGGCGTTAGCCGCAAAACGTGCAGGGATAATTAACTACGATTTGAAGAAGCTATACAAGTGGGTAACTGAACAACTTAGGCGAACCAAAGCGTTCGTGGACGATAGCACCGCGTCTGTACAAACATTGGTCACCGAGTTTGCCACAGAGCATTGGGGCAGTATCCTTAAAATCAAAAGCACAGAGACAGCCCATAACGCAGATGGTATTACACCTATGGTCATACCCGAGCAGAACCCAAGGGGCATGTTTGTAGCACGTTATGAGACAGACACACATATGCTCTACATCGTGCCGAAGGTATTTAAGACGTGGCTTGGCGAACAGAAGCTAGATTACACTAGCGCCGTGGAAGGTATGCAGAAGGAGATGGGTGGTAAGAAGGTAAAAATGCGTTTGAGCAAGGGCACCAACTTCAACCTACCGCCTATATGGGTGTTAGCGGTTAAACTAGAAGGGTTTAGCGGTGTACCAGAAGCCCCTTAAAGTTGACGATCTAAACCCTGATAAGGTTAAAGTGGTGGTTCAATGGGACGCTATGGTTGTCGGTGCGTCTGTGTTCATACCCTGCATAGATACTGAGAAAGCCAAACAGCAGCTAGAAAAAATAGCGGCGTTCAAGTCGTGGCAAGTAGCGGTACGGGTCAGGATAGAAGATAAAATGTTTGGGCTTCGCATTTGGAGAACTGTGTGATACGCTACAGGTGACAAGTTTAGACATGTACTTGTCGTTCTCCTACTGCCCCCATCTGGTCAGGTTTCGCACTGCAACGATGGGGGTTTTTTAGTCGAAGAGTTGTAACCCTTGATCGTATTGCTCTAAGCTCTCAAGCATTAGCGGCGTGTACTCAATACCACCTATCATCTTACCTGTACGAGTAACGAAGGATTTGCGAGAACGTGAGATTGTCGTTGGCAATATAATATTCTTCTCACGTGCGGCACGAGGCAACCCACGGTTGTACTCTTTTATCTCTTTCATCACCTGCCTGTAAGCCTCACGATCTCTGTTAGAGGCAGCAATGTTTGCTTTGCGGAGTAGTTTCGTACGTTGTTTACCAATGTAGCTTACTTTCCGTCGTTCGTTCTTATTGTAGTCATATTGTTTTATAAGCTCGGCATTAGCAAACCCACCAAACTGCAAGAGTATTTGTGCGATACCTATGTCTTCAACAACAGCGTCAC